TGTCATGTCAGATGTATTAACATCCATATTCAATGTTAAATGACGGGGTAATAGTTTAACTCCGCCATTACCATATTCTAAATTGTTGATAGGATTTCGACTTCTCCATACATGTACGCAATCTATATCATAACTCGACATGACTAAATCAAAGTTAAAATCATCTTCAATGACTGCATCGCCATCAACTATCCATATCATGTCAGTGTTACATAATGTTGCTGCATTAATATGAGCATTGTGAATACCTTTTACACCATGTACTCGTTTTGCTCTAGGACATGTATCAAGCAATCTAAGATAATTTTCTTCGGCGTTGGCTTCATTATAAGATATAAACACCACATCATACAACCGATGTTTAGATGCTAAAATGTCATGTTCTTTTTTCTCAATCAAAAATCTGTGATTAAACTCTCTCTGACCAATAAGTTTGTCTTTAGAAAATAAAATGACACCATTATTGTAAATTTCTGAGTCGTTAAACAAATGTTTAAATGTGTGATTTTCTGTACGATCATGATCGTACTTTCCATCATTGGGATCAAAGTATAAATTAAAAACTGTGTTATCGACAACTTCGATTTCTGGCCATATTCCCCAGAACATCGGCTGTAGTTCATTGTTGGCAATTTTTACATATTCATCGTAAGATGATAATACGTATTTGTTGTATCTATACCGACTAACAACTAACGGGTATTCTTTTTTGTCAATTAAATATCTACGATTAAATTCGCGTTCCGAAATAATTCTTTCTTTTGAAAACAAAACTAGTCCACACAGGTATGTTTCTTTATCATTGCACGAGTTTTTAAAAACATGATTTTCTTTACGATCATGATCGTACTTTCCGTCATTGGGATCAAAGTATAAATTAAAAACTGTATTATCGACAACTTCTATTTCTGGCCATATTCCCCAGAACATAGGTTGAGTTTGGTTTCCAAAAATCTGTAAGTATTCCGCGTAGGTTGTTAAAGTATATCTAGGGTAAACATAACGGCTAACAACCAAGTCATGTTCTTTTTTGTCAATTAAGTATCTACGATTAAATTCTCGTTCTGAAATTATTTTTGTTGTAGAAAATAACACTACTCCACTTAGATATGATTCTTTATCGTTACACAAGTTTTTAAATACATGATTTTCTGATCTATCATAGTCAAAGGTTGAATCATTAGGTTTAAAGTAAAGATCAAAAATAGATGTATCTATTACTTCTGTTCCGTCCCAAACGCACCAGAACATGGGTTGTTGACTAGTATTAATAATTTCTAAATATTCAGCGTAATTATTAATGGTATAAACAGGATATTCAAATTTACAAACTACTATATCGTGTTCTTTTTTGTCAACAGCATATTGTGTTTCAAATTCTTTTTTGGTTAAGAGTTTGAATTTGCTGCAAAGAATCAAACCAGTTAGGTAAAGTTCTTCACCGTTACACAGATTTTTAAAAACATGATTTTCTCTACGATCATAACTGTTATGATGACTAAAATATAAATCAAAAATTTCTTCGTTTAGAATCTTGATTCCGGGAGACACTACCCAAAACATATCGTCTGTAATTGTTTGATATTCTTCAAACGTAGAAAGATGATATTTGTTATATTGTTTTGGCTTACTGGCAACGATATCTATTTCTTTTTTATCTGTAAAAAATCTATGATAAAATTCTCTACGAGAGATAGTTGTATTTTTAGGAAATAAACATATTCCATCATAGTGATCATTGTTTTTAAAGACATGAACATACATGTCGTCCCACTTATCGGCTTTATAATCTAATAGGTTAAATGAAGTTAGATCTACATCGTCCCAGATGACCCAGAACATGTTTGTAAAAGATTTAGATTGTATTTCTTTGTATGATTTTATGTTTGTTAATTTTTGAGCAAGAGGATACCTAGACTGTATTGTTAACCAGTCTTTGTCATTTCCATTGCTTGTTGAAACATAAAAAATATCATACATTCGTGGGTACCGGCATCTTAAAATAGGTGTCGTTTAAACTCATTGTTTCGTTGTATAGATCTAAAGTAAATTTACTTTGTTTGGCATCTAACCACGGCCAGTCCAGGCCTAGACCAATTTTTATTTTTTCACCTAGATTTTTAATCTCATCCTCAAGACCATCACCGTTTACATCTTCGTAAGGTTTACCGTATTGAAAATATATGTCTCTAAGTATTTCAAAATCTCTTACATCGACATAATTCCATTGTGTGCAGTTAGCCATCCATGTTCCTAATCTAGCACCATAGACTGCATAGATACCGTTTTGTTCATGAGCACCGACTGTTGACCACATCCGCAGTCTATGAATATTGTGCCACCATACACGCTGTGAGATTTCCATGGGAGGGATCTTTACTCCGTCCAACAATGTCATTTTTACACCTTCACGGAACCCTGCCCGCCATGCTTGAAAGGGGTTACCTGTGATGATACTTTCGCTAAATGTTAACGGAAAATTACGATAGCCATCTTCCCAACAGAAATCTACCTGGCCTCTATCACTGTCTGAATTTTCATGTGTTCGCATATTCAGAACAAAATCTTTATTCCATATTTTCAATCCGCCATTTCCATAACGAAGTCCATTGATCGCATTACGACCACACCATCCATAGACCTGTATCTTAGGATCGCTCATGTCAAGGTCGATGTTAAAGAATCTAGGATCTACAATATTGTCTGCGTCAACTGTGATAAACCAATCTGTTTCGCTAGTTTCTGCTGCGGCTTTATGAGCATGGTCTGATCCTTTGATTCCGTGTATGCGTTTTGCCCACGGAACCTTGTTACAAAGGTCAGCATAATGCAGATCTGCATTAGGCTCGTCGTAGCTTAAAAAAATAACATCAAATTCTATAACTTTCATCGGTATGCAATCACATAGTTCTTAAATAAACGTCTTGTATAGACACTAAAATTTTCATAACTGATGTTTTTTATAATTTTTGATTTACCCACCAGTTCATTTATTTTAACACTTACTGTCTCTAAAGTCAAATTAGGATCATTATATTCAGTGATATAAAAATCCATTACAGTATCACCATCCCAAATTATATTGCGTTGTCTATATGGGATCTTGGGGTGTTTAGTCCCTCCAAATTCCTTGCCTAGTTCTATTTTCAGTGTTTTGTTTTTCTTACTGTGGGTAAGATATATGTCTGGTTTTTCAATGTCCGAATACTTGCTTGATATTATCCTGTGCAGGATATCATCTATTTTATACATGTTCTGAATTTCTGCAACTTCAATAGTATTTGAATTAATGTCTACCACACAATTACTAATTTTTATTTCCGATTTAATGATAGATTCTGCTAATTCTTGATCTATAGTTATTTTATGTTTTTGATCTGTAAACGCATGACTAGGACCTACACTAGTTACTGCCATGGTAGTAGGGTCAAACACTGCCACAAACTCTATTGGTGGAAGCTTGTAATTTTGAATCCATTGATCAAAATCCATTAGTTTTTGTTCCATACTATCTCCTCGAGAATATTAATTATTTCTTTGTCAATTTTATCTTTTTCTACATAGTGTACTATGTTATGCTGTTGATAATTTCCTATTTTTAATTGACCTTTTCTATTAAGATAAAATCCCACATGATCGCTCCACTTGTCTGCAGGCCATGGCCAATTCTGTATCATTGGTTTCATGTGTACTATTCTAGGAAATTCTAAAGGGTAGGATATGTCGTCGGCGATATCTAAAATTTTTGCTGCCAATGCAAATGCTTCATCTGTACCAATAACTTTAGGTTTGTGATCTGATAAAAAAACGTTTGAAAATTCTGTAGGATTTTTAATTATTGTTCTTCCAAGATCAAAAAATTCTTTAACTATCGTACTATTCTTTTTAAAAAAAGTATAGAAGCTGTAAAGATTAGGCAACTTATTTCGTTGAAATGCTTTACGATAATGTTGATCGACTACAACTTCTCCTCTGTAGGTATAGCTGTTGTTAGCAACATAAAGTTCGCTGTTCTCAATAAAGTATTCTACCCAATGACTGTAGTCCCTCATGAACAACATGTCTACATCTAGGCATACAGTATAGTCAAACGGGGTAAGTTCATCCATCCACGATCTGCCATTCCAAAACGTCTGTTCATTCCATTCTATAACATGATCAAACACCCAGGGACTCTTGATAGCTTTGAGTTTGTCTTTAGTGTCTATCACCAATGCTACCTGATCAAATCCCTGTTTCTGCGTATTTTTTATGCTCAATGCCAGTGCATAGGCCAGCTGTAGATAATCTACAGTTTCATGCTCTGCCACTACCAGTAGATATCCAAATTTCATATCAACTCCAACAATCGATCGCTGTTTCTTACCACACTCTGTTTGTTCATCACATGTATATCAATATTACTAAAAGATGCTGCACAATAGTTTGAATCAAACTTTGGAGATACTAACACAGTTAATTTGTCGGCATCGACTGCGTGTAAGATATCCCTGTCTTGTAATGTCAGTATCGGAGGTAATCTTCCTGTGTAAGATTCTTCAAATCCATCAATAATATGCTTTGCCACACTAAATGCTATATCATTTCTATATTGTCTTGAATCAAATCTATAAACGTCAGCAAAATATCCATAATTATCTTTAATATAATTTACCAGATTAAAAAACATCTCAGTGTTTTCATTCTTGGTAAACATCACGGTAGTAGCCCAATATAATTTTATTCCTACGTCAGATACATATCGATCATGATATCCTAACCTAGGATTATCATAGATATCATTAGCAGACTCGGCTATCATTAAATCTTTGTCAATATTCCAATATTCTCCCAATCTTGTAGAAAAAATTAAGAAATCGCTATCAATTAAAAGAGTTCTGTCATAAGGAGTTAGATCCCAAGCTGAACATCGGTTTGAATTTACAAAAGGAATCACACTGTTAGTTTCACCATCGTGTAATCTTCGCATGTTATTGGTCTGTGGTCTGTCTGTCACAATAATATGCTCAAACAATTTGTTAGCCTTGTTGTAAATTTTAGATTGCTTCATCCATTCTACTGTAGATGCATCAGTGATCAATGACGCAGGAACTCCGAGATGTTTTTTGGCCAGGCCGCCCGATATAACTGCCATTAGAGCATAATCTACTGCAGGACTATTATGTGCATAAAGCAGTATACCTTGAGTCATGATGACAACAATTTTTCTACCGATCTGCTTTTTTTGAGATTTTGATTGTGTTCAAAATACTGATTAGTGGCTTCAAAATATCTGCTGAAACATTCATCTCGAAATTTTTCTAGATCGTCAATTAATACAGGATTATCATTGGTATCTATTAACACCACTCCAGAATTTCGACCCTTGGTCAATAACATTTCTAAAAAGGTCAGCAGAGTTTGGTCAATACGAAATAATCCTCCGTTATGCCCAAGAGTTAACTTGGCGGAAATTTTTTCTTTGAGTATCTTGCGTTGGATTGAAAAGGTCTGCTGATAGTTAGCAAACTCTAAGGCTTTTTTCAGCTGTGCATCACTCATAGTTTCTCCTTGATTATATACGCACTTTATTTAGTGGTATATATCTATAGAAGGAAAAAACTAGGGCGAAGGTGCTGCTATGCTGATCGTAGGCAGTGTCACACTAAAAGGTGTAAATGCTGGTGATAATACCCCAGTCGCATATAACACATTAACATTGACTGTAAAGGTTCCGTCAACTGCATCACCGGGGGGAGGACTAACAGACTCAAATGGATCTGTGTAGTTGTCAACGAAACGCACACGTAATTGCAAAATTCTTGCTGACCCTGTACTGTTATCTGGTTGATCAGCACATCGGGCATCTATCTGTAAGCTGTTTGATCCATAGGGGCTTGATCCAGTAGTACTGGACCACTGTTGAAAACTGTTGGTACATCTATACCAATTTTGACCGTTAGAACTACCAGGTAATCCTGCAGTTGGAGTATTGCCGCCAA